ATCAACTCCAGTAACTACTTCTCCTACTTTATAAGAACCTGATAAATTTGTTACTATTATATAACTAGGTAGTGCTACTGTAGGTGGAGTAGGAGCTGCCTCATAACCAAAACCTGACTCAACAACTTTTAATCCTAATACTCTACCAATATCTGTACCATAAGCAAATATAGTTGCTCCGCTACCAGTTGTGTCATCTACTACGACACTAGGTAAAGATTTATAATTATTTCCAGCATTAATAATTCTAATATCTGTTATATCACCTACGCCTGTGCCACTTTCTTGTACAACTTTATTTCCTGTGTACAAATCACCTCTAGTAGTTTCATCTTCGAATACAATATGATCCTCTGTTAAGGAAGTTGAATCTTCTTGGGTAAATCCACCATTAACAATAGAAACTTTTGCTTTAACTGATCCGCCACCTGTTCCTGTATTTGTGAATATTAAATCATCACCAATTTCATAATCAACACCACTAGTACCAATTATAAATTCTGTGATCTTACCTCGACCAACAGCTTCAACATGTACAGTAGCTCCTTGACCACCACCTGTAACAGTAACGGTATCATTTTCATTATATAAACTTCCATCATTAGTTATTATTTGTGTGGCAGGTATACCTGTAACAGCAGCTTTGATAAAACTATCGTCTGTGTCTAATTTTGTTCCTCTAATAGTTTCGTTAATTTCAAAAGTACCTAAAATAGTATCTTCATTTAATATAAATTCTGAAACTTCAGTAGCACCAATTTGTAATTTATTTACATGTTCTATAATGGCAGTAGCACCAGATGTTTCTCCAGTTATTGTTCTACCAACTAAATCTAAAGTATCTCCAGCTGAAGCAAGTGCTCTTAATATTTTTTTAGTATTCCATTTACCATCAGATACTCTTAACATATTTTCTCTAGGATAAATTGTTTCTGATTTTAAACCAAATAGTAGTTTAAAAAATAATGCATGGCCTCTATCAGTACCTTTTGTTCTATAAAGTGATTTAATATTTTTAATTAAATTTCTTTTATCAATAGATGTATATAAAGTTTCAGGTAGAGTGTTTAAAAATTCATTTCTGAATTTAGTTAAAAAGTTTGATATAACTTTATCAGGATCTCTAAAATTTAATAAGTCTTGTATAGTGTTTACTGGATTTGGTTTGTATATGTTAACTAATGCACTTGCGTTAGATGAATTGCCTAGTATAGTTTCTCCTACAATAAATTTATCTTGTGCTGATATGAATAAACGGCCGTTAACTAAATCTTCCGCTAAAACTGTTGTTGTAGCCTTTGATGTTTGACCTGTAATAGTTTCACCTCTAGTAAATTTACCAAATGTAGAACTTTCTAAAATTATTTTATCACCAGCGTCTAGTTGTGTTCTATCTGTATCTAAACGAGAAGCATCTAATAGTAATTCGTTAGTTTGAGAGGTTTCGGTTTCTAATAAAATACCATCAGTTGTTTGAACTGAAGTTACAGTTAACTCAGCTGATTCCATAAACGTATAATACGTTTTAATGAATTCTAAAAATTTAGGGTGTTGTTCAACAACAAACTCTGGAGCCTGACTATTAATCAGATTAGATATTTTGTCTTTGAATGTCGCCATTAGTAATTAGATGTTGTTGTGTAACCTACACCAGCCGTGGCTGAACCACCAACGAATGTATCTGATTCTACTGTAATTTTTGAGTTTGCTGTATCAATTTCTATAATCTGATCTCTCACAGGAACAATATCATAAGAAGCTGGTTCAACAGTCACCTCAACTACAGTTGATGTTGAATTTCGTATATTTTCTATTGATTGAATGTTTAAAGAGTTAATTGTAATTTGACCTGTCGAGTAATCAACAGTACCTTGTGTACTATTAACATATGTTCTAACTGAACCTACAAAATAATATCTTCTTATATTACCAGCACCATCATCATCAAGGAAATAAATATTCGTATCGCCTGATACTTTGAAACCTGATGTACTAATTACACCACCAGTGCTTGACTTGTGGCCTGAGTGTGGATTGAATATACCATTTCTAAAATATATATCATATCGTGTTGAAGTGTTTATTGTTGGTGTAAATGTTTTTCTAACCAATAAACTTGTAACATTAGATAAAATACTACTATCAACATCATCAATTAAACCTGTAACTTTTGAATGTCTAAACACACCATCAAATTTTTGTAATGTGTCTGTATTGTAATTTGAAATCGCTGTTGTAATTTCTGATTTTAAGGTATTAGTATTTTTTGTTGTTGCCTTTTGATCATACTTTATGTTTGAAGTTAAAATAATAAAAGTTGTTTCTGGATCAATAATTATTGGTCTAACAGAGGCAACATTGTATTTTCGTAATTGGGATACTATACTTTCTTTTGTAGCTTCTGTTAAAGTAGAACCTGAAGCTGCCTTAATAGCAATCTTTACAACACCGTAAACTGGTGTTTCATCATTCTCGCCACCCCATGCTGAAACTGATTGAGCATTTGGATATAACTCTAATACTTTTGTTTCATAGTCACTTGTAGTGACCGCTCTGTCTTGTGATGAGTATTGTAAAGGAGCATTATATCTAATTGATTCTTTTGTTTGTGGTTCAGCGCCACCTTGAGCAGTTGAATCTGCTGTGATTGAAACATCTGAAAAAGTTTCAATTGCGCCTGATAAAGTAAAATTAGAAGCACCATTTGCTTCTGTTTTATTCGTAACAACATATTCCATTATTACAATATTACCGTCTGATAAAGATTTACCAATAACACCGTCACCAAAATAAATTTCAAATTTACCATCTTCAACTTCTTGTAAAAAATAAATTTTACTTTCTGAATCTAAGCTTGTAATACCTGTCACTAAATTATATGTTGATGTTGCTGTATCGCCTGATGAATTTTGTACTGAAACTTTTAAAGTTGTTGTATCTGCATTAACATTAGGTATAATAAATCTTTGGTCAGGATCGGAAGTATTAACTGTGTATTTAAAAGTCGTTAATGTGCCTTCGTAAACAGAAATATTTTCAAATTTATAAACACCATCTGTTGGTGTTAAAGTATGAATTTCGTTTGTAACAAATTGATAAGAATTTCCACTTATACTAGATGTGAAAACTGTTCCTTTAGACATTGTAACTGAAGTGCCTGAAGCATTATTAATTAAAATATCTAAACTAGCTGTAGGAGATTTTGCTGATGTAGGAGTGTAACCTAACATCTTAGCAAGTGATACTATATTTTTTCTTATATCAGCACTGTCTAAATACATTTCATTTGCCAACATGTTAGCATTGAAACCTAAGTAGTGTGTATTGTACGCTAATAAATCTAAAAGAATAGAAAATCCTGATCCTTCAAAATTATAATCTTGGAACTCTGATTGACTTTGTAAAAATGTTTTTAAATTTGTTTTTATTGAATCAAAGTCTAAATCGGAAACTGTTAATTTGTTACTTGCCATTTTATCTTAACCTTTGTAAAAATGTTTCTATTACTACCGCATCAGGTACGTTTTGAACATAAAAATAGAGAGAAACTTTTAATCTATTTCTATCGGGATCATCATCTAAAGTAACATTTACTAATGACACTCTAGGTTCATATCTATTGATAACTTCAGCTATCTTTCTTTTTAAAAATATACCAATAATTGGTGTATAATTTTCAAAAAGCAATTCTCTAATACCACAACCTAACTCTGGATGAAATGGTCTTTCGTAAAAATTAGTTTGAACTAAATTTTTAACACTTCTTTTTACAGCATCAATATCTTCTATTCTAGTTACATCATGTGTAACTGGATTTCTAGTAAAATTTAAATCTAAATCTTTATAGTTGTTAATACTTCTCTTACTCTTATTTGTAGATGATGCGTCATATCCTGCCATAGTACCAATATTTATACGTTATTAACCAGCATTTACGTTAGAACTTCCAGTAGAAGCGTTATTAGCCACCCAACTACCGTGACCGCCGGTTGCATCACCAACTCTATGAATAGCTATGCCATTCACCTTTACTGTAGAACTACCTGCCGTAGCAGGATCACCACAACTTGTAGCGTCACCAACTCTTATTGAAGCAGCGCCGTTTATTGATACATTTGGAGATCCGCCTGTATATGCTGTTTGATGAAAGGGATTAGGTGTAGGGCTGGCATGACCAACATGAACGTCTAAACCTGATCTAACACATGCTGGCATTATCTACCTTGTGAGTTGTAAACTTTGAACGATCTTTTTTTACTCTTGTTCATTGAACTCTTTTTTACTTTATTACTTGTGCCTTGTGATGTCTTTTTTGGCAGTCTTTCGTGTGGTACAAAGCCTTTTGATATTTTAGCCATTACTTAACCTTGCTTTTTTTTCTGCTTTTAACTTTTCTGCTATCATTGCTTGTCTTATTTTTCTTCCAATTGGTATTTGTACAGAATCAATAATTTTTTTGCCTTTTTTACTCATATATTCAACACCAATGAATTTATCTTTAAAATCGCCTTGAATAGACCTAACGGCCTTCTTCAAACTCATTTCTTCCTTTTCTTTTTCGTCACCTGCTTCATTCCAAAATTTATATAATCTCATTTTACTCATTTTTATACTCCATTAATTAATATTATCATATTCTACTTGATCTTTCCAAGAATCGTCTGATTCTTCGTGTCGGCAACTAGTACAAACTTCAGTTTTTTTCTTTTCACCATAATTTACATAATTTTTTTCGCCACAATGACATTTATATCCACAATTTTGACAATTTATCATTACATTATATTTATATTAGAAATTACAACGTAATTGAGCTCCAGTTTTATTAAAATAAACAGATTTTGTACTTGATTCGCTCTTTTTTTCAATATTTACTGAAATTTTTGGTTTCATATGACATTTTTCAATATTTTTACTACATGATGTGAACAAAACCAGAACAAACACTAAAAATAACGCTTTTTTTACATTTTTTTTCATTTTTTTTGCCATTTTTAGTTGACATTTGTAGTTATTTATGGTAGGATAGTCAGTATATGATAAACAAAAACATAAAAACAAATAATATGACAATAGTTAGAAATATTGCTTATAAACAAATAGAAAAAATAAACAAAAATTTAAAAGAAGTTATTGAAGTTGACAATACACTTTTAAATATGATTGATATTAATATGAAAAACGCTATTAATAAAATTATTAACGACTACAAATTAAAACAACAGTAACCAAGGAGAAAACACTATGATACTACAAACAAAAGCACTTAATCAAATAGAAGCTTATAATCAATTAAGATATAAGGAAGAAAAGGAGAAAACTATGAAGAAAAAAATATATGAATATATGACAATGGTATTCGCTATTCTTGGTACATTAGCTATGGTAATGGCTGTTGGTGCTATAGAAGCTGATCAATACTTACTAGGTGCTTCGGCAGTTAGTGTGGGTATTGCTAGTTATGTGATGAGTTTATTTTCTCAACAATTATATTCGGAGGCAAAATAATGATTACAGTAAATAAAACAGCAAAAACCTTAAATGAAGGTATTATGAATATGACTAACGCTATGACCGAAGATTATGGTAGGAACTTTGGTTCTAGTGATAATAAAGAAGTAAAAGAAAAGATGTGGAAAGAATATGCTTCTGCTTTTTCTATTAAAACTGGTCAAAAGTTTATTAAAGTTGTAAACGGTAATGGTGTTAAAGCTTTTATCGTTATGAAAGACTTTAAACATTTTAAAATGGGTGATATATTAAAACCTGCTGGTTGGAGAGCACCTGCTCTTAATCAAGCAAGAGGTAATGTACTTACCGGTAACTATGCTATTCAATGGACAGGACCATTATATTTAAGATAAACAATAAAGGAGAAAACACTATGATACTACTAACTGAAATAAACAAACAATTATCAAGTCTTAATGTTGAAGATTTGAATATTACAAAAGATTATATTACT